AACTCAAAGATCGCACGATCAATTGTCTCAATAGTAGAGGGTTGAAGTTCTATTTCTTTTAATGAAGCCAGTTGCTGATCGCCTGATTTTGGATCAAACAACACCTCGTTTTTAGAATATTTTTTAGGTGGCATCGAATAGTCCCTCTCTTGAGTAGTATGCTGTAGCTACGATTTCAAATGTGTGATCAATCTGCCCAAACAGTTGTCTTGCCCACTGGGTGCTGACGATCTCGTAGTAGTAATCGCCATACAAAACAAAGTCGCCTTCACGGACATAAAGGTCTTGGTCTTCAATCAATCTTCTTTTGTGGAAGTAGATTGTGATTGTGTTTTGTTTGTCCATACCAGCAACTGTGTCTGCTTTTGTTTCTGTGCTTTGATAATCTACAAGGGCATAGACGCGGACAGGTGGTAAGAATGTTTTTTCTATAGCCTCGCCATAAAGATTGTTGTATTGTGTGATTGAATCATCAATCGGATAATAAACAATTTGCTGTCCTATAACGCGCTCAATAAGCTCGTCGTTAACTTGCTTAACAAGGTTGCGTTCTTTTTCACCAAGGAACAGCGGGGGTGGTGGCTGGTCTGGCTGTTTCCATTTTTCGTCGTCTGACATTTATCCCCCTTATCCTACGAAAACGCCTGCTGGTATTTTCTGACTGAGGTTGTTGACATTATCGCTAATCTCTGAATCCTTGGCGGCAAGAGCCTGATAGGTCAACTGGTCTAAGACATCGCTCAGTTCGCCTCTAAGATTTGTCTGCTCTTCACGAGCTTCACTAATTAAGGCAGTTCCGTTGAGGGTTACAGACTCGCCAGGAATTGGCACAGTGGCAAACTTGGAGCGGATCTGTCCAAGTGTCTCTTTACATAAAGCAAGGGCAAAGCGACGAATCCACTGCTTGCCGATAGAGTTGATGTTTGCATATGGAATATTTGCAAAAGGAATTGTATTCATGTTGTTAATACCATTAACTCCAGAAACAGAACCAGAGGTTTCTGTCCACGCATCTTCAAGGATTCTAAAGTCAAAGTGATAAAACTCAGGCGTAACAGTGCCCGGATTCACAGGAATTGGAAAAAGTCTCAAGTTGTTATTGTCTAACTGAAATGAATAATGTGAGTTTCTTGTGTAGATCGCATCTTCAAACTCCATTGCCTGTGCTTTATTTTGCCACACTGGGATCAATTGGAAGGTCGAGTCGTCTGCGTATTGACCATAGTTAGCCAAGTTGCCAACCGTATTTAGTCCACCATAGTATCCATAGAATCTCCACATAGCTGATGGTGTTTTGTAATAAACTTTATCTACAATAACTCTCTTACCACTTACTAAACCGCTATAAGGCACTGGGTTGCCTGTAGCTACATCGAGATTGTTATTTGAGGCACTTAAGATAATTGCACCTAAATCATAATCTTGTACATTTTGTATGGGTGCAAAAGAACCAGAATAGACTCTTGTTGTTCCACCAATTCCAACTTGAGTTGAAACAGCATCACCATACTTTTGATTTAAAGCAAAGGTAACTTTTGGATACTTTAAGGCAATATGTGTACCACTTAGACTTGATGAGAGTGCTCCCTCTTTTAATTCACCATCGTGATCAAAAGTGCCTGTGGTCATACCGAGAATATCAGAAAGAATATTTTTGGACTGATGCATATTAACAATATAGGAATATTCTAATACTGCCTCTTCATATGCAGCATAGACACTTCCTGTTGTTAACTCGATATCTAATACATCTCCACCAAGCTTTTGGTATGTGTAATTAATCTGGTCTGCCGCACCTGATAAAAAATCTGTTGATGCATTGTATACACCAATCGGTGTTTGTAAACTTACATCAGATGCTGATCCAGTTCGTGGTAATATAACAGCACTAACTTGGCTGGCTGGAGTTAAAGTGGGTATCGCCATTAATTATAAGTCTCCTCTCATTAAATAGTTGACGGCATAAAGAAAACCCCCGCCAATTGCTTGACGAGGGAATTCTTTTATTCTACGAGTTGATTAATCGTATCAAACGAGATCAACAACGATGACGAGTCCGTACATGTCGGGACGAACCATCTTCTTACCGTAGCGTGTCATGACTCCCTTGCGGGGCACGAAGTCTTCGGTTCCGAAGATAGTAGGTGTGACCTGTAATGGCACATATGGAGCATAGACGTATCCACTCTCTAAGAAGGATCCACCCTTGCGACCAACGAGGATCACTTGACGGGGGAAGTAAGGATCAACATAGACATCCCACTTCTTGGAAAGTGCGCCAACCTTAACAGCGCCAACGGTTCCGCGCTCTGCGTCAGCAGTCACGGAAGCACGGAAGCCAGCGGTAAACTCAAGGACGTTAGCAACTTCAGGTCCGACGACGATGAAGTTAGCTCCGCCGCGAAGAGTCTTGCGGTGAATTTGTGCAGACACGTCGTTGATGGTCTCAACGAGAGTCTCGTACCACTCGGAAACAGTACCAGTGAAGTCTGGAGTTGCTGTGGTAGCACCAATCTCCTGTCCAGTAAGTCTGTTTACAAACTTACCAGCGTGACGTGACCAGTAATACTTGCCTGCGGTAGCACCCTTAACGAGGTCTTCGAGAATCTCACGATCAATCTCAAGAGCAATTTGCTCAGAAAGAATAGAAGTAAGCTCAACCTCTGCATCAAGGTTGTGGTATGCGTTAAGATCTTGTCCTAACTCAGGAGTCCACTTAGCCTTGAGCTTCTTGGTGATAGCTGTGATTGACACAGAATCAACCTTGATGTCGATCTCAGGGATAACACCAGCGGTCGCTCCAACAGTATTGGAAGCCTGCTCTGCACCCCAGAGGTCATCACCGAGAACGGAGCCAAGAGCACCACCTGCGATGAAATCATCAGCCATTGCAAACTCAAGTTGCAGTGGGGCGTGAGAGAAAGATGCCGACAACTGGGCAACTGTTCTGGTATCGGAAGCGACAACCAAGAGAAGGTCTTCCTTCGCATCGCCAGCACCATAGATACCGTTGTTAGCAACAGAACCAGAATACTGAGTCAAGCGACGAACATGAAGTCCTTCAGAACCAGTGATTGCAACACCAGCGTGTGTCAACAACTCAGCAGCGATAAGATCGTCCTTGTTGAACTGACCTGGGACTGCAACTTTAAGAACAATAAGGTTGGTTGTTCCAGAGGTAAAGTCTGGGTCGTAACGGACGAGTCGGTCAAGAAGACCTGCTGCGGCTGCGCTGTCTGCACCACCTGGGACACGGACGAAGGAAGTTCCTCCGAATGTACCAGAGAGGATTGCCTCACCAGCAGCGACTGCTGTAGAACCAGTTGGGGAAGAGTAACCATTGTTCAATGCGTAGAAAGAATCTTCTGCATTGTCGCCGGAAAGACTAATACCACCAGTGATCTGGGAAGCAACCTTGCCACCACCATAAAGTGATTCACCTGATTCGTATCCAAGTCTTCTACCAGTCTCATCAGAAACTGTGAAGTCAAGGAAGAAAATGAGTCCACTGGGGAGGCTCATTGGTTGAACGGAAACGAGATCGTTTGCGATCAAGCCGCCGAATACACGACGGACGATTGGGAAAGCAACGGCAGCGAAGCCCTCAACGTCACCAGCAGCCATAGCGGAAGTCTCACGGAGGAGTTCCTTGGCTTGGTTTTCGAGGAGGCGTGCCATGCTGTTACGAGTGCGGTCATTGCCGAGTCCTTCAAGAAGTCCTGTCTTCTCCCACTTGGAAAGAAGTGCAGCACCCTCTTGAGAAAGATCACGGTTGACAATGCCCTCGGTTAATTTATCAAGAACGGACATTATTTATTTTCTCCTTTTATGCCTGCTAAAGCCCTCATCCTACTGAAGTGTGGATTTTGGGCGTTGGTCTCCCTACGACGAGGGAGGGTTGACGATGGTCTTTCAACTGCTTCGCGAAGTGATTGTGGAGAAGATTTTGTCTTATCTCCCACTGCGCTTTGAAGGGT